CCTGGCATCAGTGAGCTTAACAGCAGCGTTCCTGCCACCAGCGTACCCAGCTCTTCTCGCTGCCTCGGTCTTGGTTACATCTTCATGCACCAAGATCTGACAAAACCTTTCCTGCATCGCTGTCAGTTTCTTCTTTGCCTTCTTGCCCTTGTTCGTCGCTTCCATGCCTTTATGCCAGTTCGGGTTTCCACTCTTACCCTTTTTCTTTTTCACTACCACCGCAATCGGATCTTTGCTCTTCAGATAATCAACCCGATCAACTTCTTTATCTTCGTCGGTCATCACCAACTTCTCGTCGTCACCCTTCGCCAACTTTTCATTCATCAACTTTTCATTCACCAACTTTTCATCGTCGCTTTTTTTATCCATGCCGACACACCTCTTGGAAATTTATTGGAAACATCGCTGTAAAAATCCTATATATGTAAGGGGGTATTTTAAGATACCCCCTTACTATAGTAAGGGAAACCTTGGAAATCTGGAAATGGTTTCCTAAGTTGTTGATATTAAAGGAAAATCCATTTCTATTTCCATGGAAATAGTTGCTTGGAAATCTGGAAATAGAAATGTTAAGTTGTTGTTTTATATACACTTTCCATTTCCATTGCCAGAGGGTGCTTGGCAATGGAAATGTTTTACTAAACTATTTCCATAGAAATCTTTGCTTGGAAATCTGGAAATAGTTTGGGTTTGGGGTGTGCAGAAAGGAGAAAAAAGTGTATGAAAAAACTCCGAAACACACCCCATAAAACTAATGTAAGTTGCCATAACTGTTGCTCAAATCTGGTGAGAGTATTGCCCTTTTGATAAAGATGGGAGCACCAGCAGTTGGGTCTGCTTTTCTTGATACCATCCCCAAGATCATCTTTGCTTCAGTGTAACTGAGCCCACTGCTGTGCAGTATCTCCACACAAATGTCGTAATCGTAAGCCACAACAGGCTCGTTTGCTATCATTGCCTTGCCGATAATGGCTTCGTGGAAACCTTCAGCCATGAGGCTGATGTCAAAGTTTGATTCTATAGTTTCGTTGTCCATGTTTCGCTTAAAAAGCAAACATGCTTTGGTTGCCCTGTCCTCTTCGGTTGTTACCAAACATTGATTGTCCAAACGGATTGCCCATTTGTTGTTGTTGACCGCCAAACTGACCGCCCATGCCAAAGCCCATATTGCCAGAGCTACCAAAAGGACTGCCATACTGACCCATTCCGCCACCATAACCGCCCATACCACCATATTGACCGCCACTGCCATAGATGTTACTGATACCACCCATGCCACCGCCATAAATATTAGAGCCCATACCACCAAAGCCTCCGATACCACCCATTCCGCCTCCAAAGAAGCTGGGCTGACCATAGTTATAAGGGTTATACATCGGCATCATTGACTGGCGTTGCCTAAACGCATTAGAGTAATCCATCGGGTTATACATCGGGAATCTCGGTGGCATTCCCATGGATCGATAAGGATCAAACATAAATTGTTGCTGTTGCCATGGTCGTTGCCATGGTCTCATAGGTCTTTCAAAAAATGGTTGTCTTCGTGGTCTTTGACCCCATCTGTTGCCAAAAATGTTGCTAAATATACCGCCTTGGTTTGTCGGCATCATCGGAAAGCCACCGCCTCTGGGTGGTCTGCCAAATCCCCATGGCACTGTTTGTTGTCGTGTTGGTGTCTGTGAAGGGGTGTATGTACCAAAAATATTGCCAAGTGTAGTAGGAGTCGTCGGTGTTGTTGTTGCTGGTGTCGTTGGCGTTACAGGAGTAGTCGGAGCAACTGGTGTAGTTGTTGTACCACCGCCAGTTGTTCCTACTGGAGTGGGTGGTTGTTCTATTGATTGCAAGGTTTTTGGATCTCTAAGACCAGATGCAAACTGACCAGCATAAGCAACGTCTTGCATTGTTATCTTACCATCTTGATTCGTGTCATATTCTTTACGATATTCTGGATCACCGCTTACAGAAGCGATGTATTGAGCAATTTCATCTTGCGCAACAGGAGCAACAGGACTGGGTGTAAACGGATTTCTGTTCATCAAGCTCTGGAAATGCGTCAGTCTTTGTTGCGGATCCATGATGTCGCCCTGTGTTTGTTGATACAGATCATGCATTTTTGGTCCCATATAACTACCATAACTACTATATGGAAAGGAAGTGGGGTTTTCGGGATCCCATTGGGTAGGATCATAGTCTGCAAGGCTGTGCCACATGTCGGTTGGACCAGGCAATCCTGGGGTTACTGGATTCAGCAACATTCCCTGATAGCCTGTTATGTCTTTGTTTTGTAAGTTTGGATCTTGCAGATACCAAGCGTAATCCTTCATTGCCTGTGGATCCATCCAAAGCGGATCTGGACTAGCAGGATCGTAATATCTTTCCTCTCTTGGGTCCCGCATCATCATGCCCCCAGTCTGGTTTGCTCGATATGCATGTTTGCTACCGACACCATAAGGATCTTCTGTGCCAAACCCATAAGGGTCAAACTGGGATGGTGGAGGTGGAGGAGATCTCCATCCTATAATGCTGTTTCCATCAGGATTATATACTGGAATCATACCTGGTCTTGGTGGTTCTTCTTTTGGCTGGTCAAAAGAGGGTGGCATCATTGCGTTTGGTAAATTTTGTCCTGCACTCACAATACCACCAGCCTGCCAACCACGACCACCACCTCTAGGAGCACCGCCTCTAAGGGCAGCTTGCATTTGCAATTGTCTTGGTGTTGGTGTCTGTGCGATTCCACGAAATGGATCAGCGATAATGCCCCAGCCTTTAACTGGGTCTGTGTATCTACCTGGCATAGTTTTTTACCATGATGTTAAGGGTCATGGTAAAAATAATACTATGTATGGCGTTAGATTAAAACAAATTTAAGGTTTTACACATCAATTTTGCCATCTTCGTCTATGGCTATGCCCATTTCTTTTAAGCGAGCCCTAATGTTTGCTCTACGAGTAGCTCCGTCTTTCATGCTCTGACCTATTTCCCTAAACTCTTTAACTGAGTCAGCAACATGAGTGTCTTTTGTTGTTTTCGCTTTCGCCATCACTTTCGCCATTTCATTCACCTTTGGTTTTTTGTTAATAATTTCTTTTTGAACCGAGGAATCGCCAACATTTGCTTGAGACGCAAGTACAACTCCCCGATCCTTTTTTCCTTTATCATCAGGATTCCATATCCCCAATGAGTTCTTGGTAGCTAACATCACTAAGCCACTGATGGCAAATAGAGAGCCGAGGGTGCAAGACAGGCTTACCGCTATGGCTTGAATATTGCTGTTAGTTGTTCCATCCATAAAACTGCTATATCCCCACCACATCATAGGCACAGATAGTGCTAGTAAAATAATTGCTTGTTGCCGCCTTTTAGTCATTTGTTTCTCCTTAAAATTCATGGTCATCGTATTTTAAAAGGCAGAGTGCGGGTATCGCAAAGCACAACACAATGCCAATAAGTCTTAAAACCTCAAGTGCGGTTTCGTTCACGCCTCTCCTTTATGTAGTCGTAAAGATAGACAGGCAAAAAGCACAGCCCAAACAGAACCAGCAGAATTATCTGCCACCATTTGAAGTAGAGATACATTTATTCAGGGCTCTCCTTGTTAGCCCACAGTTTCCTCACTATCTTAAAGCACATCTCGTTGTTGTATGGTTGTTCCGATAGGTTTTTCGCAAACTCATTGACCGCTTCGGTAATGATGTCCCTCTCGTTAAGGGAAAAACTGTATTCTCGTTCTGCCTCCATGTTGTCAATCATGGTGATTTAATTTTTCTAGCGACTCGATCTTTTGTTCCAGCTTTTCGATGTATATATCCTTTGAAGTTAGCGTCTTTTGCAAATGTTCATTTGTCTTTTGCAAATGTTCATTTGTTCTGCGCAAACGATTAGCCATTTTTTCAAAGTATTCCACTTGGGCTTTGTTAGTCCAAGCCTTTTCAGTTGAGTATTGTTCTTGCTTCTTCACTGATTCTCTTTAGTTCCCTGTCAACCAAATGTGCTATCTGCGCTGACTTTTTCCTACGCTCAATAGTACACAATTTAGACAGCTCGGCAAAAGTCTCTGTATCAATTGATAGAGTCTTAAACTTAGCTTTCTTTTTCGTTGGTTCTTCCACCTTTCTTCTCCTCTTCGATATAAATCGAAATTAATGCGTAATGTATAACTTTAAACATATCCCTTTTTGACTTGCCTGCTTTTTTTCCGTATCGCTTTGCATACTTTATAATGTTGCCAACACAAAAGCCTTCTCCATGTCCAGCATCTATGATGACATCAGTTGCCTGGTATTCTCCGTCACTGTAATGAGTTTTGTAAGTGCTATTTACATACTCATAGAGCTCACCTAAGAGCTCATCTTCTCTAAACCTGTATTCCACTTAGTATCTTTTGCATCCTTCAAAGAAAAAATCATCTGTCCAGCTATCTTCAACACCTTTCTCCAGCGCTGGCAGACGATCATCTATGGAGCCAAAAAACATATTGTCCAAACCAAAAAGCCACAACAGGTATTCAAAAAAACTTATCTTGATCCCATGTGGAGATCTGGTCGCTATGTGTTCAAACAGGGCTATAAATTTAAATTTCATTTTGTAAGTATAGCTACTAAATAGCACATTGCAAGTGCTTTTACGCTATTTTTAATATATTTCTAGTCTAAGAGTAGCGATCACGATCAGATGCACTGCCATGCATGTGTTGACCATCGCCTCGGTCAAAAGGACCGCCTGGTACATCAAGCCACTTAGCAGACTGTGATCCTTTGGAGACACACTTCCTGACCTTGCCATCATTAAGCAATTGCTGTAGCAAATCCCTTATGGAGTTCTTGGGCAACGTGTGAAACTCGGTGCTGAAGGTGTGCCTGAGTTCCCACACGCCATTCATGCCAGTTGATGTGTATGGATAGCCTTCCACAGCTCTCGCTGCTATGGTGTGGGTCATCTTCTCAAGCAACATGGCAGTCGGTGTGGTAACTTCGATAAGATCTCTGTTCCTGTATTCCAACAGCCCTGTTTCCTTGTTCCTGATAAAGATCCTGACCCCACGATCTGTTGGACCATTCGACTTGACCACAGCCCCAGCGTAAGCAATGTTACGTTCATAATTCATCTTCAGCTTCTTGCATATCTTCCTGCCATCAGTTTCATCCAGTTGCCAAAAGGCAAAAGCGCCACGCATTCCATCCACAATCGCAGTGGTTCCTCTTATTGCATGTCGGGCTTGCTCTGGGGTCTTGATGCCATCCCTTGCACTGCCTTTTGCCATGTGATGGCAGACAATGACAGTAGCATTGAGCTCGGTAGCCAGCGATGCCAACATGCCAGTGGCAAATGCACCTGCTGCTGGATCGGCATTGATGTCGGCATGGACAAAAGATGCCAGTGGATCAAAAACCACCAGCTTTACATTGTGGATTGAGTTTAGTTGTTTTCTTATTACATGCCATTCTGGAGTAGCAGCGGGACCATCCCTACTATCTTGAACTATCGCAAATGGACCGCCTGCATTGGGTAAGGGGATAATGAATAACCCATGCTTGGAGTTTTTTCTGCGGTTTTCCTTGTCGATCTTCTCCAATCGACGATGAATTTCGTCCTTATCGTCTTCGGCTGTAAAAATTACAGCGTTGCCATTAGATAGAACAGCCCCGCCTAGAGCTTCTTCAACTTTGTTGTTGGATCCTGTAGCGACCTTTACCGCCAGATCCAGCGTAACCATTCCCTTGCCAGAGTCTCCCATACCAGCAAGGATGATTGATGTGGACAAGGGAAACGTCCCTTCCACTAAAAATTCCTGTTCGGGAGCTTTGCCTTGGTAAATATTAGCCTGCCAGTCCTGTATCCTGAAAGATAGCTCACCTTTCGGCAACTGTGCGGGCTCTGTCTGGCTTAATATCTCCAGCTCTATTCCTTCCGTTACCGCATCAGCAGCATCCCAGCCTTCGGGCTTTCCGCTTGGTATTTTTATTACCTGCACATTCTCAACACCAATCTCCCTGAGATAAGCACCTGCTTTTGACCCATACATGACACCAGGGGCATCATTATCACTCCAAACGATAATCGATTTGTCCAACAGTGGCGACCAGTCCGTTTTCTCAAGCGGAGCTTTGGAGCCACCCATTGCGGTGGTTGCGACAATGCCTCTTGCCTGCAATGCATCCACACATTTCTCGCCTTCAACCAACACCACGTTTTCCGAGCCACTGACAGCAACCAAGTTATATAAGGGTCTGGGTATCGGCATTCTGTTCTTTCCAGCCTTGGCATCCCAAGGTCTAAACTCTTTCGTGCCATCTGGAAGCTCGTAACGATAAACAACACCGAGCACAATGCCTTTTTCATCAGTGTACTGATACTGGGCTGCGGGTGGCGGGAGAGACCTGCTTTTATTGCTGTTGGGGTTTTTAGTAGCAGATTTCTCCCTGAATGGACGACCCAAAAAGCGTTCTACTTCTTCACAGGTATCCCTAAAGTCCATGTTTCTTTGTTTCTGCCAGACATCTATCAGGTCGCCAAACTTTTCGCCAGTAGCAAAGTCTTCACCAACCCCGATCTTGCCTTCAGCCATTGATATTTTCAGTGACCTGCCAGCCTTTCCATGCAACCCACCAACGACAAATTCAGAGCCTTCCTTTTTGCCATTGGGAAACAGATAGGACAACACCCCGAATGCCTGTGCATTCATGTCATCCTTTAGTCTTCGGATATAGTCTTCGCTGGTTAGTTGCCCAGACGCATAGTGTCCTTGTGGTCTGGCATCATTTAGGTCGTATAATTTAGTTTTTTTATCCTTCTTCATTCCAACATCTTTCGTAAAAATCACACCAGCGACAAAAATAATAGTCGCTGTTGTTTGCAACTCTGGGCATTAGGGTGCTTGACTGAACTGCTGATAAGATATTGGCGGCTTTGTCACTAATTCTTTGAGCGAGTTCATTATTAAATGGTATTACTTCATGGTAGAGCTCGCAAGTATTTTTGTTTACCACAGTAAATAACGCTGGGTTTTCCAGCTTCATGTAGGCTTGATAGATCGCAACCTGTGCTGCATAAGTCTGGTTGGTACTCTCCAACCCATTGTTCCTGAACTCATTAAACTTTTTCTGGTTCGCGCTTTTGCATTCCCAGAGCATTGGGTACTGCCACTTGCTCGGACCATCCAAGATAACTCCATCGATGTGTCCAGCGATCTTTCCTTGCGCTACCGAGAAACCAAACTGGGATCCATCTTCCTTCTCTGTCTTGAGATCAATGCCAGCTTCCCTGATCCAGCCAATCGCCATGTCTTCAAATGAATGTCCCGCTTCAAATATCCGCAGTGTCTGCCCAGAAAATCCTTTGCCTTCATCTTTTTCCACCTGCTCGTAATTCCACTGGATCTGTCTTGAACATGGGTTGCCCAAGATGGATGCTCCAAGATAATTCCTTGGCGGTGTTTCTCTGTTTTTCTTAGTGAGTGCCAAGTCTATTTTTTTGTTGATGATGTCCGAGACATCACCAGATGCATAAGAATGATTCAAATCAATTGCCATTTTCTTCCTCTTTATTTATTGTTTTAGGCAGATAAACCAACACAAAAGATTCACACTCTGGGCACGACAGGTTTGTTTCCATAATATAAGTGTCGCTGTCTTCCACATCATGGTCGCCACCCCAGATAAGTTTTGTATTACAGTGCCAGCAGTTCATCAAAACGGAACCTCCCCTTGGTCAAATTTCATGTGCTTCTGGAATGAGTGTATAACCCTGTCTATTAAATCCAGTATTTCTTCCTTGGAGTAATCACTCATGGGTCGATCCATTCCCATGTATCCCACAAGCTCACCAAGATCCTTGATGGTTTTTTCCATCGCTACCTGTTCTTTCTTTTTAAAATAATCCATATCTTCTCCATCATTTGATTGTTCACGCCATTCTTTCTGGCATTTCATTGAGCAAAAAAAAACAAGCGACTCTTTATGTCCAAAGCAAAAGCCTTTGGTTGGGCTTGAGCACACTGGGCAAATTGTATTGTGTTCAATCATTTTTTTTATTTATTACATAGCCTAAAAAATTATAGCTTTGCCAAACTTTCGTCATGCTTCCCAATTTTCCTAATTCTTCATTCAGCTCATCTTCTTTTTTGCAAAACATGGATATGGACAATTGCAATTCCTTTTCCAGTATTTCTTCATCAGAAAAATTTTTTCTCTTTTCCTGTATGTGTAGCTTGTGGATTAAATGCTGTAACCTGCTATCGTTAAGATAAACCTTTTCTGCAATCAGGAAGATCGCTCCAGAATTAATCCTTTTTGCAATCTCACTCAATATCCTTGCTCTCTTTCGAGCACCTAAAAACTGTAAAAAAAACATCGACGATACCACCGATATGTTGTCGATGTTTTTTAATTCTGTTTCACAATCACCTTTTACGAAACCAAAATCCTTTCTCCTGCCTTTCATGTCAATGGAATCAATGCCGATGTAGTGACAGCCACTTATCTTTGGTATCTTTGACAGGAATCTACCAGTCGAACACCCCAAATCAACCACAGATGATTCTTCCTGTGCGTATTCCTTGGCTACATTTACGAAAATGTTATCCAGAGTGGAGAAGTTAGGGACTGAAAGATCTATGTGTCTTTCAAAATCATCTATCTCTGAAAAGTTAAATTGCTTTGTCATTGTTTCTTTCATGTACCATTTGTATTCTTGTTCCCAACCATTCCATGACGTTGATTGACATGGCTCGACCACAGGCTTCATATCTTTGTGATATAGGAGCCTGTTCCTTTGGTTTGCCTCTGTAGGGTATTTGGGTGTAGTTGTCTGGAAAGCCTTGCAACCTTTCACACTCAATTGGCGTGAGTCGTCTGATGATGCTGTTTCTCGGAGCTGTGGTACGTTCTTTAAGAATGATGGGCTGTCTGTTTCCGCCAGTCATGGCGTTCAAGGTAGGGGAAACTTCATCTTTGTAAATACGAGCACTCTTATCTGGGGTGCTTGTTTCAATCACTGTGTATCTGTCGTGAGCAGTCAACGACCAAGACACACCATCGTCGTTCCATGGTTTCCCATTGGAACCAGTCTGGCTATCTCTCATCACAACCAAATCTGTTGAAGACTTGTAATCTCTGGCAGCGATAGTGCCAGCTACGTCATCTTCGACATATCCGTCGCTTCTTGTTTGCCTTATGGTTGTTTTGTCTGTTGCGTCTTGAAAGTATTGATCGCTTCTTCCAGTGCGATGAGTAGGTTTTCTGGCAGGGTTCTCTCGTTTTTTTCGGCTCGGCGGATAATTCCCCGACATTGTTTCTCCGTCAAATAATACCTTCGCGGGACTTCTCCAGCTTCCAAGACATCCGACAACGAAGACACGCCTTCGTCTTTGTGGGAGTGCTCTTGGAAATCGTTGTGTTCTGACAAATTCAGTGTTAAGAATCCTGTAGGCGAACCCATACCCGCATTCTGCCAACGCTCCGAGGAAGTTTCCAAAATCCCTTCCTTTGTCTGAGGACAATAAGCCGGGGACATTTTCCCAGAGAACCCACGAAGTTTTAAGCCTATTAGCCAAGAGTATAAACTCCAAGGCGAGGTTTCCTCTATCGTCTTCAAATCCTTTTCTAAGTCCAGCGATGGAGAAGCTGGCACAGGGAGTTCCTCCCACAAGGAGGTCTGGGTAGGTTTCTTTTCTGAAGTCATCTTTTGTAATCTCCGTAAAGTCTCCAAAGTTTTTAATCTCTGGATAATGATAATTTAACACAGCAGAACGAAAGGGGTGAATCTCAGAAACGCCAACGCAATTCCATCCAAGCGGATGCCAAGCTACGGAAGCGGACTCTATCCCGCTACATATTGATAAGTAATTGATCGTCATTCTTTCTCTTAATCCAGTCTTTGCATATATCCATAATTCTGGTTCTGTTCTTGAAATTTATTTCTTCATCACTAATTAAAGCCTCGAATACTTTATTGATCTGTGAATCAATTTGTAAGTTTAAGTGGTTTTTAATATCTCCAAATAATTTAAACTTACCAAAGGAAGTTCTTACATGTATCTTTTGTTGTGGCTTGTTGATTGTTTGCCAGTCTTTGCTGTAAAAAAATTCTTTTATTTCGTTAGAAAGATATGGAGAACAAAAAACTTTATTGTGTTTTTTGGCTAATCTTTCATGCCAACAATAACCAGCTCTATTCTCAGGCTTAAAATAATCATCTCTAAATTGGTTCAAGAGCTCCAAAGAGTGTCTATAATTTATCATCGCTTTTTTTGACAAACCATAATATCCATCAGCAGCCCAACCAGACAACACATATTGTTCTTTTATTCTAGGATATACATATAAAAATGGATAGAGACATTCAAAGTGTGTTTTTTTTATACAATTATGTTCATTCAACAATTTAAAAAAGTCTTCCTTTAAGTTTTCTGTAGGAATAACAACTCCAACAAAATCCCAGTTCATTTTGTCTGCAACTTCTTTGGCTTTGTTATAGTCATAGGAATCGTGTTTGTCTGTTTTGAATGTATAGGCAGTGATCTTTTTGCCAAGCCTATGTGCTGAAAACCCGACGCTCATGCTATCAACCCCACCAGATAGCAGAAGAGCTACATCATTTTCGGGGACAAGATCAGAAACCAAATTTGTTAATATTGAGTCAATCGTTAAATTTTTTTTTCTTGTTTCTTTTTTCTTGTGTTGTTTGGGCAACTTGCCACGCAGAGCATCTCTCATAAAACTATCAAACTCTTCCTGCAAGGTTGTTTTTTTCCATTGGTATTGCACCATCACCTGACTCCGATAATCTTTTCAATAGCTGGTCGGTTCCAGACAAAGTTCAGGTGGCACATTGCATCGTACTTGGTAAACCCAAAATTAAACTCACCTATGTTGTAGTTGTAATTCCTTAGATGATCCCTTTGTTTTGCTGTTGATGTATCGTTCAGCCATTGTTTTGATTTCCTGACACTGCTGTTGTTCTCGTTGGCTCTCAAAAAATCATCGGCAACAGCCAACGCATTGATCTTCTCGCCAATTGCCAAAACTCTTGGTTTGTTCCTGCCCTTCCTACCGATTGCTGCGTAATGTTTACCAGAGCTAAATACACCAACCCAAGCATCAAAGCCAGATGCCATCAGCGCTTTACCTGTGCCAAATAAATCAACCCACCTGAATGGAGACTTTTCAAACAGGTCAACTTCGGTCAGGATAAACTTGACGAGCTCTCCATGCTTGTTGATGGTGGCAAATTCAAAACCACAGATTGGGCACACCCTACAGGCAGCAGGCACAATTGCATCACAGTCTGGACAGTCTTTTGTCGGTGCTTCGCCTTCGGTAGCCAGCTTTCCCATCAGGTCAGGCGTATCTTCCAAGGTTCCGTGGAGTAACACCGAGATGCCAAAGTCCATGACAACACAATCTGTTTTTATAATGTCTGGATATTCTTCTGGATCAATAATCCTTAAGCCACGACCAATCATCTGTACCATGGTTGATTTGTAGGAGCAGGGTCTCAATAGGATAACGCAACTGACTGGTGGACAATCAAAACCTTCGGTCAGCACCGCAACATTGACCAACACCCTTATCTCTCCTCTCTCAAGGGCTAACAATAACGCTTCCCTTTTCTTGCTGGGAGTTTCGCTTGTTACCATGTCTGCCAATATTCCCTGTTCCTTAAACTCATGCAAGACTTCTTCCGCGTGTCTTATGGTTGAGCAAAAGACCAAGGTGGTTCTGTCTCCAGCTTTCTTTTTCCATTCTTCAACCACTCTTTTGTTGATGACACGCTTGTTCATAATTCTTTCAACCTCATTCATGTCATAGTCGAGAGCTGTTTTTCTTACTCCTTGCAACTCATCATTGACCCCAAGATCAATGACAAATGTTTTTGGCTTAACTAAAAAACCCAAGGCAATAAGCTGGGCAATGTCTATCTGGTGGGCAACATTATTAAAAATATCAATGAGCCCTTTTTTGTCTCCACGATTCGGTGTTGCAGTAAAGCCAGCAACCCTGACATCTGGGTTCAGATGTTTTGCGCGGGATATTATCTTTCGGTAAGTGGGAGCTGTCGTGTGATGAGCTTCATCAACGACCAACAGATCTGGAGCCACCATAGCTTCTAAGTTCTTTGAACGCTGTAATGTTTGCACCATCGCAAACTGTATTGCAGAATCCCAGTCCTTGATTTTTGAGTTGACGACAGAGGTATCAAGGTTTGGGTTTATCGCATGGAACTTGTCCATGTTCTGATTAACCAGTTCATCTCTATGTTGCAAAACCAACGCTCTTCCACCATTAAGGGTTTCCCCAATCAACGATGAAAGCATTATGGTTTTTCCAGAGCCTGTTGGCGCGACCACTAGAGTATTTTTATATTCCTCTAGGTGTCGTTTCGCATTTTCTACTGCTTCCTTTTGGTAAGGTCTGAGTAACACATTTCTCCCCTTCTCTTAGTGTTACCGAGCCCAGTCTGGAACATTTACTTCTTTTTTCTCTTCGCTGGATTTGATTTCAGTTTTTGTAGCAGTTGCTGTCACTGTTACTGATCCCTGACCCAAATAAAGATTGGAAGTGGAAGCGATAACGCCACCAAGATTGTTCTTGTCGGCATAGCCATCCGTTCCTTTCTCTATCTTGATCTTCGCTGTAAACTCAAGACCATTAAGATCATCAAAGCTCTGCAAAACTCTTTTGGCTTTTGCGTCTTCCGATGTGTCTTTGGGATCAACTCCCTTGGCTGACTCAACAATGGCTCGTAATGTAGCCTTGCTGATGTTGGCGCTCATTGATTCGCCCTTTTCGTTTTTCTTGCCACCTACCAAAACCAATACCTGCCAAAACTTTCTTCTGGCATACTTGCCCTCGGTAACAACAAATTCACAATTAAGATAAAGGTTTCCAGACGCTGCTTGTGTAAGCCAACCGCCTTCGCCTTCTCCTCCTGGTTTAACCAGCATGGACACTTTGGCTATCGTGCCATCTGGGATAAGCTCGTAATCTCCAGTGGAGATTTCTGCATCATTCAAATTAATTTCAGTCATTTTCTTTTTCCTCTTTTGGTAAATTATGATTTAAGGTTTTTTCGCTCAATGGTGTGCTTCTTTGCGTAACCATCTTTTGCATAAGTCTCCCCAAATGGGGTTCTTCAATCGTCTGTAACCTGCCTGAACGATCCTTGGCTGGATAGCCATAGGGATTCAATGTGGTACAAACAAAAGCTCGGTAAGGCTCGTTGTTGCCATCTTCCATGACTGCCATGGTAATTATTTCATCAACGATGCCAGGTAATTCCCTGCTGGTTTTGGCTCCTTCCATCTGCAACCCATAGGTTGTGCGATTGAAGTCATCGGTTTTTTCTTCCAAAATACCAACAAAGATTACATTCTTGTTTCTTATATGTTGCAACTGGGTAAGCCAAGCAATCATTTTCCTGCCATGCATTCCATACACAGCTCTGGTATCAATCTTTCCGCTTCTAGTGCTTATGTTTTCTTCTTGGTTCTGACACCAAGAAAAACACAATCTTGCTGCGATTGTGATCGAGTCAACAAAAATTGTTTTGTATTTTTCCAGATCAAGTAGCTTATAGTTTTCCTTTAAAGCCTGATAATGTGCTTCCGAGTAGGGCATATTGTTCTTTAGCGACGGATTTGGACCACCAAGCAGACAAGCAAAATCCTCAGCATCTTGCCACGTTTTAGGTCTAATCATGTCACCAGCCCAGCCTTCAATTGACAGGGTTCCAGCTTCCAAGTCCATCATCAGGGTTTCATCTGCTGGCAACGTCCAGACTAAGCTGGTTTTACCAACTCCCGACACTCCAGCCACTACTATTTTTAATCCTACATCTTCGGACAGTCTTTCTTCAACTGAGATAATACTAAGTTCATTCATAATGTTTCCTTTTTGTTTTCTATTTTATAGGTGGGTTTTCTTGGCATCACAGTGCGCGATGCCAAAAGTTTTTCTTTGATTTCGTTTGAACAAGAGAGATATTTTCTCTCATTGATACGAAAGGTTGCCTTCACCAAATCCTTGGCAATTTGTGTAGGGATCTGGTCAAGGGCTTCAATTAATTTATTCTGATCCCAAGTAACTTCCTTGCCGACGCTTCTGGTTATCTTATATTCATTATCAAAAAGGGAAACCTGTCCTGTGTCGCGTCCACTGTCCACCAGCATGTCCTGCATGGTGACACCAAACTTGTGATCTATTGCTGTCTGTAATTTAACTCTGCGTTCAGAGTTTATTTTGTTAAGCTCATTGAGCTTGGCATCCAATAAGGCTAATTCTTCTATGCTTAAATTTGCGAGATCTTCTGTACTGAGCCAGTCAAGATCGTTGAGAGTGCTTGAATTATCTTTTTTACTTTTCACTTTTAGCTTGTTTGCTTTTGCTTTTTTATGCTATCTTTACGATATTTAAATGAAAGACTATCACAATGATTACACCGATGCAAATAAGAATGGCGCGAGCTGGACTAAATATTTCAATTCAGAAACTACAAAATCTTTCGGGCATAAATGCCACCACAATTTCCTACATAGAGAACGAAAAAAGGTCTCCTTTATATAGAACCATGTCTGAAATACAGGATGCCTTGGAAAAACAGGGAGTTACTTTTATTGAAAATGGCGTACAGATTTAACCACTTTTATCTCTACTGGATATAAAGATTCCACCAATTTTTTCTTCAGCCTGAATATGGCTGTCTCTACTCCCTTCACATCTTCAATGACTTCATTGCCATCTTCGTCGGTGTATTTGAAGTCTGCGATGTAGGTGCATATCTTTTTACCATTGACGACACATGGAAACTTTGGCTGGAGTTCCAGGTCTCTTAATCGGTCAGCTCTTTCCAGAGATTTTAAAAAACTATAGCGCTGTGCTTCCTTCTTTGATGCAAACCTTATGCCATCCACTGTGGTAGCAATAGCTCCATACTTGTGCCTTCTCTTTGATTTGAAACGCATTTATCTACTATAATATAAAGCAACATACTTTATTGGGAGATTTGAATGCCAGTCAAAAAAGTCAAAGGCGGTTATAGGTGGGGTAGCAAAGGGAAGGTTTACAAAACAAAAAAAGCTGCCCAACGACAAGGAAGGGCAGCTTATGCTTCTGGTTATAAGGGCGGAAAAAAGTAGAGCATTTTATTCAAGCTCAGTTATTTCTTTTTCCATTTCATTTTCAAACTCGGCTTCCAGATCAGCAATTTCTTCCAAATAACTTTTGGCTTTTTCTTGCCTGAGAACCAACTCATTTTGTTTTTCTTGATCTATCAGGATTTTCCAGTTTTCAATTTTTAACACCTTGGCTAAAGAAATCATTTGTTTTTCAGGCAATCTTTTTGCTCTCGTTTTATAACTGTTTGACAAAATCGCATGATAACCACGGGGGGTTCCAGTTGCGTCTGAGTTTCCTAATTTAGCAATCCGAGCCAGTTCTCTTTTGCTCTCGATAAATGGATGCATCTTGACAATCTTGGAAATTAATTCGGTATTCACAAAATAACCTGGCACTTCTTCAGTTACTTTGTGTTGGTCAAGAAGATCATTAATCTCATCAAGACCTATCCTGCCTTTGTCTACTCTATAATCTTTTGTTCCTGTTGGAGCCAAAACTCCTTCGTTCATCATTTTTTTTCTTTCGTCCATGAGAGCCTCCACATCTTTGTCATGTTCAGGGGCTAAAGAAATTGGCTTTTCCGCCATCATCCTTTCGCCAGTTTTTGAAATATCAAATGGTATGTTTTTCTTTTTATTCATAATCCTGTCTTTGTTACCAAGTCCCAACAGCCCCAGTGTCCGAACTCTTTAATCTTCTTTTTCATTTCTTCTAAAGTGTAGAAGTGGGTGTTGGATTTTCTGATGAATGGATTTTCTTCATCGTATTCATCACTGTATATTTCGCCAACAGCATAATATAGACCTTTTGGAATATTGCTTTCTTCTCCATTGGAAAAATCCAAAACTGTTTCCACAACAATTGGATGAGCGTTGGGAACAATCTCTGACACATCAAATGTTTCTTTTTTCTCAACCCAAGCATGACCGATCTTCGTTCCTTCCAGTGGTCCTTGTCCTGTCACTTCACCATGAACTAATTTGTAACTGGACATGTCTTCACCCTTGGCACTGAGCTCAAGCATCAGTCTTGCTGCTGCTTCGTAACAATCGCCAGTGTCTTTCAGACCATATTCTTTTAATGTCGCCTTATGTTCTTCTGCTGTTTTCATAACGCAACTCCTGTATCGTCAATGACTGGAGCGACAGCCTTCATTATTGTTCTTTTCCATCGGTGCTCTTTTGGCTTTGTCCATTCCAGGCTGTAATTGTCGATAACCAAATCGAGCTCCGCATCATAAACCATTTCATGGTTGGTGACTTCGACCAAGAAGAAACGAGCATTGAAATGTTCTTCTGGTATTTCAAAGAGATCAATTTTTGGATCTATATATCTTGTGCTTGTGCCACTCCATCCATTTCCATGATTTTCGGTCTTGAAACCAATAGCTTCTGTTTTTTCGTTTTTCACAACTTCGTACTCGCCATTCTCGACTCGGCTGTTAATTATTTCTTTATCGACCTTGACCCTTTCAATGTAATCCTTAATGCGACCCAAGGTAAAACGACCCCAGATGGTGGACACATATTTAATATCGAGACCGAGCTCTTTCCCGATCAAGACAGCCTCATCCTTGGTAAGTCCTTTTATTGCTCTCTTTCTTCCGAAAGCGTTGTGCAGGGTTTCCGCACAAAAATCGTACATCTCTTCATAGTCAACTCCCATGACAGTAGCCAGAGCATAAGGAACGCACCAAGTTTTTGAGCCACTTTTCAGGCTCTTTTCTGGGACGTATCCAATTTTTGTTTTCTTGTTTTTCATATCCACATTTACAGTCTAGCAGGTTTTCAACTCATATCAACCCTTTTATAGTCTTTTTTACATTTATTTTTTGTGTAAATAATATTAAAAAAACATTAAAAAAGGGTTGCTATTAGTGCATAATTAGTTATACTTTAAATGTGGATAGTAAATTTAATAATGAAAAAAGGGGGCGGTAGCCAGCAATGAGAGAAACTCATACACATAAAGGACATTGCCCAGCTTGTGGTGCGATTCACGCAGTTAGCACCAACGAAACCCTGGTTGCCAAACATGGCTACAATACTTACTGGGGTTATTTTGACAACATCTGCGATGGAGCAGATCACACACCACTTGAGCTCGACAAGACATTTACCGAAAAGTTTATTGGCAAACTTGAAGAGTTCATCATCAAAACTGGAGATGAGATTACAAACTTTACTGGCGTTAAAGGTGTGAACTGTAGGTTTAATATTGGAGGCGAGACTAAGAAAATAGAAGCAATACCATCTGGTTCACCCAGCGCTTCTATGGTGGGAAGATTTAGACATAGATACAAAGTTGAATACATCCCAGTAGATGAGATTGCAGATGTCATAAACAACCACAGATATGTTTATGGTAGCGCTTACAAAGAGTGGGTCTATGATAAATACACAGAAGAAGAGATTATAGAAAGAGCTAACATACTTTGGATCAAAAATAAAAAAGCTGATATTAAAGGCGCAAAAGAGCACATCGAGTTCTTAAAAGGATTGATCGAAAAAATTTACGGAAACCCACTTATCAATGTTGCTGATGGCGGAAAAATTTTGAAAGACATGGAGACTGAAGTGAGTGAAGGCTTTGATGAGCATGAAATTGTTGGAAACTATGGACGCAAAAAATACTTTGCTGGTTATGAAAAATCCATCACAAAAAGTGTAAGCATTGGCGACATTACTTTAAAAATTATGAGGAGCAATACTTATCGTAACGAAGATGACACATACCGATGTTACTTTTTCTTGAATGACGAAAAGATTGCGAAAAAGAAACTTTTAGAAAAACTAGGGGGTGGATGATGGCAATGACAGAGTTTGAAAAAGAAACTTGTAGCAGATGTGGTGGATCAGGGGAGTATTCTTTCAACCCAAGAGATGGATATGTCTGCTTTAAATGTGGTGGTCGTTGCGTAACTCTTACTAAAAAAGGCAAAGCAACTGCTGAGTTTTTTAGTAACTCGTTATTTGTTTTAAATTCAGAACTCAAAAAAGGCGATTACATTTGGGATGAAGGTATCAACATCCCTGCACATTACGAACCAGCTGGATGGAGAAAGATTGATGCAATTACAGAAACAGATTCATACTTTATATCTGTGAATGGAGTTGAAAGCTCTGAACCTAAACTTGAGCTTAGTTTTGAAAAATATGGCTCCTCAGTCGTTTCTTTGGGCGGCAAAAGCAAAAGATACCCACAAGATGAGGAAGGGAACTCCACAAAAGAGGCTTTCCGTGCAATGAAAAGAAAAGCCTTGGAATATCAATCAACTTTAACCAAGCAAGGAAAGGTTGCTAAAAAATTTAAAAAACTAGGGGATTAAACCAGCCCAGCCAGCTTCCTCATTTCAAACTCTTTGAGAGCATCAGAACCAGCCATCATCGGCTGGTTTTGTTGTATCAGGGGCAAGGATCCAGCCACTGGAGCCATGCTGGACATTGGAGATGGTGGTGGCATGTTCATTGTTGTTTCCACTGGTGATGGTGGCTCTGTTGCTTGCGCTTCTTCTCCTGTAAAAAATTCGTATCCTTCTTCTGCGCCTTCAGCGCCACCTCTCAGTAGAGATTGTGGTATTACATAATTTAAAATGCCTTTATGTTGTAGCACTTCTTGCAAAGTTTTAAGTTTATCAGGATCAAACAGCGCTTGGATTAACTGATCTTCATAACTTCCCAATTGTTTCAATTGTCTGTTGCTTAATGCGGTGTTGCTATACAAGCCACCTGTTATTCTTTCCAAAGTATTTTTTAAAGCCAGCCCAAGCCTTCCAGCGTCGGCTGACAAATCTGATATTATTTCTTCACCTGTTCTTATTAATGGTTGTGTTGGTGATCCAGATCTTGGGATCCTTGCCGATGCTCTGGTTATCTCCAATATCTTATTGAGCGCTTCCACTTCTTGTGGCTCAAACATTGCATTAATGACTTTCTGCCCTCTTTGGTTCATTAATTTGTTGGCAAATGATGCTTGACCACCGCCAACTTCGGCTCCAATTGCCATTCTCATGGAGTCATCGAGTTGTCCTTTTAGCCAAAAAGCCTTAATATTCTGCCAAGCTACAGGATCAACTGCCTGCAAAACCCTTTTTGATCTTTGTGCAGAATTTGCTGACAGCTTTGGATCAAACAATGCCTTCCAAGCATTAACAGCTTGTTTATCGGTTCCGACTTTTGCCAAGTTGCCAATCAAGCTATTCTCAATTCTAAGCGCTGGCGCTCTGGTTGGATCAAAAACTTCCCTAGCAAAACTATAATCTCCATGCACATTATCCAACAGTTCGGTTAAGTTGTTTTTAACTTTAGTCACTTCTTTCATTAAATTTCTTTGGTTGCCACCCTGTAATTTATCCAACACGTTTCCGAGCTCAGTTGTCCGTAAATTATGCAGGGTTTCAAAATCGGTGATTGGGTTTCCATTTACATCAAAAAATTGTTTTTTGATGGCAGCCAGCTTTTTATTGACAGCAGAGCCTGGGTTTCCATATTTGCCACTGGCAATCATGTCATCTATTTGATTGATAAAAGGAGCTATATCAACATCATCTGCTGTTTTAAAAACTGTTTCATATATTCTTCCAGCCCTTGTTTTGCGCTTTTGTTTCATAATATCAAGGGCTTTTTTGGACGCTCTCGTAATAGCTTCCTGTGGGTCAGCAACCTTTCCTGCTGCAAGCAACTCGTCAGCAAAATTATAAACCATATCTGTGACATCTTGAGATCGACTTCGATAAAAGTTCACCACTTCAGTGCCTGGTTGCCTACTCAGATAATACTGTATATCATTTCCAGCTTTCCAAAGCTCATCTGCTTCCGCAGAAGTTAGTGCAACTCCTCTTTGCGTAGCTTCCTTTTGCAACTGGTTTGGGGTTTCGGCTCTTTTGAGTATTTCTTCCAGTATTTTTCCCCTGCCAGTAAACTTGTCGATTACCATTTTCATTGACTTACCACCAAATGGGATCATTCCCCACCGACCACTGACTTCAAGATCTTTCAATATTTGTTCCATGTCTTGCGGATCTCCATTCAATACCAAATTATTAATGAGTTCCCTTGCTTCATACATGGTTCTTCCAGAAAGTTTTGTTCCTACATAGCCACCAAGCATTTCCAACAACAATGTAACCCCAGCCTTTATTACTGGGCGTGGTATAAATTGAGCGCCTTTTTGAGCTACCTTGGTTCCAGCTTTAATGCCAGCTAAACCGCCAAATATTTCGCTTCCCAATTGACCTGCTGGGATCAGGTTTTGACCCAGTTGCCTGTCTATCCAATCACCAAAATTTTCATCTGTGCCAGATCCTGTAGCATATCTTTTTTCATCTGTCTCTGGATCAAAATAATAAATTCCTTCTGAGTCACGATCATAGCCATGAACATCCCTTGGATTTTCTGTTTCTGGAAACATTCTTCCAGCGATAACATCAAGCTCCATGTCTGGATCAAACAAAAGCCCTGTAACAACATGTCTTCTAAAAAGATCGCGGTCTTCTTTATCCAGCTCCGCAATTTTTTTTTGTAATTCTGCTAATCGATCTTCTGCCATTGTTATTGTCTCAGCTCAGTTATACGAGCTACGATTGCTTCTATAGCTTCTCTGTCATTTGTTCTGTCTGCTAGATCAAAAAGCTCATCTTCGTCGGTTATGGTTGCAAGGTCAGGCATATTGCTCATTGTTATATTTCCTGTGCTTTTTGAAGAAGTGGACAAGAGGGCGTTTTCTCTATTAAGCAATTCTTGTCTTCCTCTTGTTTGTTCCGCACTCAATCGATTGTATGTTTCTAAATCAACACCACCAAGACCTTGTTTTATTGCTTCAAGCTGGGTTTCCCACTCTTGGTTCCATAATCTGTTCTTAAAGTTTCCATCTTCTTCTTGCTCATTTTGAAAATTCATTTTGTTTTCTCTCAGGAGCTTTTTGAGATAGGCTGGATTATTGAGTTGTGCTTTTTCTGCTCTCGGTAGATTTGGATTGGACAATTTATCGATAACATCCGTCATTAAATTAGTAACCGAATCAGCATAAGCTATTTCCAAGTTTTCCTTTCTTCTCATCAAAGCCAACAGGATTTGGTTGCCCTGCTTGCTTGCAAGAAGAGTTGGTGAAGCTCTTTCAAAAGCAGCCATTTCTCTTTCGGAAATAGCACCTTTTGTTTGTTGAATTTTTTGTAACACAAACGCCATGGTGAGTGATTCTATGGCTTGTTTTGGACCAAGCTCACCATAGTTTTCATTCATTTGTCTGACAAGGCTATCAGCGCCCATTTGTTTACCAAGAGCTTGCACACTGGTTAAGAACCTAGAAGCTGGTCCCAATCCAGCTTCTGGAATGTCGGTGAGCAAGGATGAAAATTGATCGATAAGTTGTAGGTTTCCTTCAGCTATGGAGCTGTCTGATTCTATTATTGCTCCATCCCAAACATTATTGGCAAGTCTTTTTATGCCACCTTCTGAGCCTTCTCCCATATTTACATTAAAGTTAGTGCCACCTTTCTGTGGTTTAAAACCACCTTTGGCTGCTTGTTCGTATCCAAGTATTGAGCTACCCTCACCCATTACAGGCATTTTTTCATTTACAGTTACAATATTTCCTTCATTATCAGTCCAAGGTTTCATGTCCACATCAAGACCTTTTAATTCAAGATCTCTAGTATGTTGTGCTTCTGCTGCTCTTCTGGCTGATACAGTGCTATAGGCAGATAACGCAATTTGTTTTTCAAGGGCTTCTTTCTCTTTCCTGCCAGCAGTGAGTGTTGGTAATGCTTTCATTCCAGCTTCACCAAGCGCAGAAAACGCTCCAGACATGCCAGAACCAGACTTGTTAGACATCAAACTGGCTCCAAGAGCCATCAGGAAGTCAGCCATTTCGGGTCGCATTTTGCCTTCATCGTCATCAATGCCCAACACCTGTGCTAAAACATCCTTTTCTTGTTCCACTTCTTTCGCAAAAGAAAGATCAAAATTAAACCCTAATGCGCTCAACATAGCTCTAAAATCCCCTGTTTCTATAGCTTTATTCATTTCCTCAGATTTATTACTAATATTCTTAGCCATTTCATCCTGTTCTACTTGCTCTTGCGCTTGCTGTTGTCCACCAACATCAAGTCCCATTTGACCAATATCTGTTCCTTGAGGAATTATTGATGTACCACCCATGTTTGGAACGCCACCACCACTTGGATCCATCATTGATGTAAAGCTGGCATTAAGACCGCTTGGTGCGCCCATGTTCATCGGTCCTTGTGGTTGCATATTGTGGATGCCCATGTCAATTTCACCCATAGGAGGAGAGCCAAACTGTCTCCTGACAGGGAGTAACCCACTGGTAATGCCTACACCACTAGCATTCCTGCGCGGTGCTCGCATCATGGGTCGGTTTAATATGGATCTATTGATCGCCATGGTTTATGAAAAAGCGTAGCCACTGCCAAAGCCAAGAGGATTCTGTTTGTTTTGTGCCCATGGGTTCATAACCGCACCAGCACTGATGATTGCTCCCAATCCTTGGGCAAATGGATTTGCACTCGGCTGGGTCATTGTTGCCATGCTGGTTTGACCGCTTGGGACACCCGCCAAAATATCACCAAAATATTGTGGTCTTTTAAAGGGCTCGCCTGCTGCTTCCTGTGCCATGGCTCTCTGGGCATCCAATATAGCTTGCATTTGTCGTTGCTCAAGACCTCCCATTTGGCTCATAAGACCAATATCCTGACCAAACATGCCTTGTCTGGACTGTCCGAGCTGTGCCAATTGTTGTGCCAAAGATGCAGTTCCAGCTTGAGCGCCTCTTTGTTGTTGTGCCAAACCGCCATATCTTGTTGCTAAATCTCCGTAAGCACCGCCCAATCCAGCCATTAATTGGGCTTGTTGTCCCAAAGTGCCAGTCGCTGCGGTTCCGAGCTGTGCTTCCTGTCCTGCTGCGCCTGAAAGAGCGCCCATTCTTCTGGCTTGTTCTTGCATCGCAGCCTGTAATGATTGTGAGTAGCCTTGTTGGTACATCGGTGCAATTGCTCTGGCTTTTGCTTCCTGTAGCTCGCCTTCCAGTTTTGCTCTGGCAAGACCAGCTCTGGAGCCACCAAAAGCACCAGACCTTAACGCTTCATCCCTAAGTCTTCTACGTTGCACATCTCCTTGTTCTTCCATCATTCCCAAAGTTTGATTGACAACATTTTGTGTATAGGGATTCATGTATCTTTGTGCTGATCTTGGATCAAATCGACCTGTGGATTCAGCCAGATAACTTCTTGCTGTTCGCCCAGGCATTCCGAAGGATCGCCCTAAAGCGCCTCCCATTTGTCCAACATATTGACCAGCTCTACCAAATTGCCTGCCACCACGCCCTAAAAATCCTCTGCCAGCTTGTATCATATCCAATTGTGGTTGAGTCATCCTTTGTGCTTGAGATAATCCTCTTCCAGCCCCTTGTATATAAGGTCGCCAACCACCGATGCCAGACCTGCCATAAGCAAGCATTTCCTGTTGCATCGGGCTCAAGCCAGCTATTTGTATTTGTGGTGGAAGTCCAGTTGGGGTAATTCCAGCATAGAGTGGAACTCCAGCTCTAAGCCAAGCGCTTTCTAAAAGTCGCCTTTGATATGGCTCAATGGCTTCGGAAACGCCTTGTTTTACTATCTGGGTGGTGGTTTCTGCCATGTCAAGCTACCTGTTCAAATTGTCTCATCATATTATACATCTTTCGTGCTCCCTGTCTTCTATCTCCATTTCCAGCACCTCTTACCGCATCTGCGGTAAAAACAAACTCTCCATCGCTCAAAAGCGCTGGAATACTGTCGCTTTTCTCGGTTCCTGGTCCTTCAATATAGCCACCTTCATTGGTTCCTTTGAGATCAGAAAATAAGTTGGCAGATGGCGCATTCTTCCAGTAATCAACATAATCATAGTAATCTTTATTAGCTACACTTGGACCAAACAATCCACCCATCAGCTCATGTGCTGGTGGCTTGTAAACGCCAAACTGTTCTGGTGTCGGATAGCCCAAGTCTCCATATTGCAAGCCTCTGGCTTCTGCGTTAGCAACAGCTTCTAAGTAATTTTGGTATTTTGTAGGCTCCATTTCTCCTTGTCCTGTGTCTTCTTCTTGAGCCATACCGCCCAAAAGAGCTCCGCCAATACCTACAGTTCCAAGCGTTCTGCTTGGTGAAAACTTCCCTTCTTCCATAAACAGGCTTTTCCACCATGGTGTTTCTGTTCCTGCTCCTGTTCCTGCTACTTGTGTTCCTGTGCCCAAAGCGTCTGCTACGCCCTGTGAATAGCTACCTCCCATGCCTAGTCCTTCTTTCGGGGCAGCCTGTGGTGTGCCACCTGCGCCTGGCAATGTTTGTGCTGCTGGCAGACCCAAGCCAAACATTCCTTGTCTGGCTGCTGTGTTTGCTAAAGTTGAAGAAGCCCATTGAGACCCAGGCAATGTGGATGCGCCCCATTTTTCTGCTCCCCACTGAATTGGATTTGATCCAAAGAGAGCATTGGAGCCATAAATCATGCCACCTGTGGTAATGCCTCTTCGCAAAGCATCTCCCCAAGATTCTCCTTTAACCTTGCCACCGAGAGTTCTTCCTATGGTTGCGCCCATAGGACCGCCATACATATAACCGACAACTGTACCGACAATCGGTGCTACTTTTTTAACCAGACGCTTAATAAAACTGCCAATGCCAAATTCAGGCAAGCCAGTTTCGGGATTGATGGAGTTGAGCTTGTTGCCAACAATAAATTGTTCTGGCTCGAAACCAAGTTCCCTTATGGATTTAAACAATAATTCCTTGGCTTCTGGGTTTTTGTCAAACACTCCCAAGGGAACAATAGTTTCACCTTCTGACAGATGGGCAATGTAAACATCGCCTTTTCTGCCCATTTTAGCCAATTTATCGGTTGCTTCTGGCAGGTTTAAGATGCCAGAACCAGAATCAATGGGGATTGACCCCATGATTCCACTGTCCAACGAACTTGGAAGGGTTAGTGTTGTCTCTGCCATCTTATTATAGATATTATCATAAAATTGTCTTAAATCTCTATCGCTGTTGCTCCATTCGTTACTATTGTTACTGTTCCAATAGAGCCAGTTGCGCCCACTCCGTTGCGGGATGGCGCATATATTTCATGCCATTTGTTACCATCATAGAGCTCCAAACTGCCAGAGCTTGTGTTCCAGACAACATCTCCAGCGTTAAATTGGTTCTGATTTTGCTCTGTATCTGTGTATTGTGGAGTGGAAGTGGGGTCAAAAGTGCCTAAATTAAGCTCTAAAATGCGTCCCATCCTGTTAAAAGTCTGTGGATCAACTTCATCAACTGCTGTCGGCAACCTCGTTTCCAGCAATTTTGCCATTATCTTTTGCCATCAGGTCTGATTTCCATCCTTGTAGCTCCCACACGAAATCCCAAACCTTCGCGCAAACCTGCTGTATTATCATCATCTGATTCAAACCTTATAACCATTTGCCTTCCTCTCGCCCTGGTATTTATTTTGTTGGTCGAAGATGTCACTGATGTGGTTGAAGAAGTAGTCAAACTTTCCGCATTCCAGTCTTTTTTCTTTAAAACAATGTTCATAACCGCGCCTGAGTTTGATCCTGTAAACCTAATGTCTGGAATAATGCGCCTAATAAAGCTGAAATAGTCTCCTTCTCCTATATCCATGGTGCTGGATTCGATATATACATTATCCATTGGAGATCCATCAGCATCGTTGCCAGTTTCATGTTTATAAACATAGTTGCTGGTGTCTGTGCCAGTAGCTCTAGGGAAGTCTTCTATGCCTTCATCAAGCCATCCATGTCTAACCAATTGTCCAATTACCCAAGTTTGTTCAACATAATTATATACAACGTATCGATCTATTTCAGTTGAGCTACTTGATGGATAAAACCAGCCAACTTCATCAAAAGCCTTGTTCAAAAACCCAAATACTTTGTAGGCTTGGGAAATATTCAAATCACTAAACACATAATCATGCACTAAAGATGCAAGCGGGGAAATGGATCCGTTGTAAAAATAAAATCCTTTCAAATCCATCCAGAAAACACCACTTGGAGCGTTTATTGCTGCTTTCGGTCCTATAAGACCAATGCCTTCGTTGATTAAATTGATGCTGAATACATAAGGGGATCCAACAAAAGTCATCGAATAAAGAGATGTATCTGTCCAAATCAGTGTTTCTTGTCGAGCCCTAATGCCACCAATAATCAAAGATCCTGCCGAAAGCCTTAAAGAACCTGCTGTATTATTTGTTTTTGGCTCCCATTCCGCAGCATTTTCTTGGTCACACCAACAAACAAACATCGGATCTAAACTTCCTGTTCTGGCAGTTCCTCCTGCGTTTAAAGGATCAGCTCCCAAACAAATAATATGACGATCAATATCGCTTACTAAAATCTGTAACGATTTTGTTGGGGTTAAATTTGCGCCTGTTAAGCTAGAAAAAGCTACAGCTCTTGTTGTCACGCCATTGGTTTTATCCCAATAATAAATTCCGCCAGCCCTTGGGTTAATAACCAAGTCTTCTCCAAAATTATCATGTGTCCAAATTCTTAGCTGGTTAGTTTCTGCTATTGAGCTTGTAGATCCCCAAGTTCCATCACTCCATGGGCTGGCTCCCCATCCAGATGATGCAACATAAACATCCAGACCTACATTGATCTGATATGTTCCAACTACGCTGGAACCGCCATTGCCACTATCACTACTATTTGCAGTCACTGTATCGCCATCTGTATCTTTAGCTTCAACTGTATAGCTATTGGCATTAACAATAGTAGCTATCTGATATTCTTGATTTAATACATTGGCTGTAATTAAACCACCTAAAGTAGCAGCACCGCTAAAAGTAACAAAATCATTTTTAACTGCACCATGTGCAGTGTCAGCAACTGTAAGAGTTGCATCTCCATTGGTTGCGGAAAACGTAACATCTCCAGCAGATGTGGTAGCTCGAATTGGTGTTACATCATTAAATGCATTACCAAACATAATGTAATATTTATAGGTTGTTCCCACCCCAAGATATTTTGAGGTTTCTAAGTCAACCCAAGCATGAAGAGCTCTGCCTGTGCCAAGATAGGTATTTGTGCTAATTTTTTCCCATCCACCTATTTTTTCAGGTAATCCTTTTCTGAATCTAACTAAATTAGCATCAAACCAACCGCCTTCATTGCTATAATCAGTTCCTTCTCGGTTTATCCCTGGTTTTAAAATGTATTTTGCTAATGGCATTTATTTAGTATCCTCTTCTTCTTCATCCATTTCCCGATAATAACCTACAATATGCAGTATCTGTTCCAAATATCTGGTAACTTCCCCCATAGTCATGCTTAAATTCTCATAACCTTGGCTCGTTAGCCCATAATACGCTACTCTTGGTTCTTCTCCTGCTTCCACACTCTCAAGATATTGTTGCATTATATCAGGAGAAAGTATCCGCCATTCTATTCCCGAAGATTCAATCGGCTCTGGCAATGGTGGATGGTAAATGGGCGCAGTTCTGGTAACAGTGACAACTTCCACAGGCTTTGTCTCTGGTGCCATAGTTTTCGCTTTTCTTTCTCCAAAAAGAGAGAAAGAGGTACAACCATTAATTGACAGCAGCAGTAGCAGTATCAGCAAGTTCTTCATTAAATTGTTCTGGATTTGTTATTACAGTTAAGTTTTCCAACACTCTGGCAGAGGCTTTGTTGATCTTGCCCTCCAATAACGCAGGCTTGGCTAATGCCATGCCCTCAAGATTGTGATTGGCAAACTTATTTCTCAAATTTGTTACCTGTGCCTGTGATTCGCTATAGCGTGTATTCAAGCTCTGGATTTGTTGCTGGGTTTTCTTAGCACTTTCCAACGCTTGCACAATCTGGTCATTTTGTTGCTTGACTGTATTCTCAAGCACCTGTTGATTGTTGAGTGCTGTTTGCAAGGCTAGTTCCAATTTTTCTATCTCGGCTACCACAATCATGCGATAACCCACAAAAGCAGAAATCGTCAGCAACAGCATTACCCCTAAGAAAACAGCGAGCTTCATTTAATGTTGCGTCTTTTAAGTCTTCTTTCCTGTGCCTTCTTTATGTTACTTTTACGGACATTAATAGTAGTATAAGCCTCATTGACATCAGGGGTGGATTTATCGTCACCAACATATTTGCCGTCTTTATCTCTGGTGCGTACTCTTTTTTCTTCAAGACCAAGAAAGGTCGCCTTGAACCATTTGCTTAAACCTATAGCCATACTAGCCTCCTTTATTACTTATTCTTCTTAGCTGCATTGGAGTTTCCTGCATAAAGTCCGAAACAGGCTGCGAAACTACCAACAATAATACTGATTAATCCAGACTGCTCAAAGGTTGGGTCTGGTAAATTCATAAACCACATGGTTGCGTAATAAAGCAAAAAGATATAAACGCACAGAAAAATTCTGGGGAATATCCGCCAACTGTCTACTGCCTCGGCTACAAAAATAATTTTTTGATAAGGGTTGGCTTTGGTTACATCCTCCAAATCCCTGATCTTGTCTTTAAGTTCTGCTGTTTCCTGCAACAATGCCATGAATTTATTGAGATCAATCTCAACTTCATTCCTGTCCATGTCGCCACCGAATCTTCCGCTTGGGTAATTTTCATCGCTCATAATCGCCTCACTGTGCTAATGGGTTATCACTTTTATTTTTAAGGGATTGAACATCTGCATAGATCGCATCAACGCTGGCTTTAATCCCAGCAATACTTGCGTTTGTTGTTGATATACTCTCTTGCAGAGGCTCAATATCGGGAATATCAATGTTCTCAATATCGGACTCCAGCTTTCCAACTGTTACCTGAATAGCCGAAACATTGTCCTGTGCTTCTTTAATCCAAACGAGCAAACTCTCATCAATTGTCTTGTTGACAAAT